AAGAGCTCTACCGCTGCGCAAGTACGGAAGCGCCAAACATAAAAAATTAATAAAAGAATATATTAAATATGACTCATACTTTCCAACACCCAAAATATTATAAAGAATTACGCAAGCGTAATAAACTGGATCAGGCCATTAGCAATAACGACGGGCTCGCGCAGCCGGTGAGCGTGCGTCCTGATCCGGGCCCCAAGCAACAAGCTGCAAGCGCCAAGCTTCAAGCTCCAAGTTCAGACAAGAAAGAATAGCAAGCCTCAAGCCCCAAGCTGCAAGCTTCAAGCTCCAAGCCACAAGCTGCAAGTTCCTCGATTCTAGAACCACGGAAAAGTTTCACGGTGCCTGAACCAAGGTGCTCTAGCATGATAAATGTATTGTGTGGATGCCTAACATGAAAGGCTATTTGGTGTGGTGAGAATCGTATTTTATTCCCTTTGCATACCTTTAATTCTATTGTGAAAAAGTGGCCAGAATCATTGCAGACCAATAGATCAGGAGTGCCATGTAAGCTATTATTTTCAAGTCGTATAAGCGAAAAGTTTTTAAACTTTCTCTTAATTTTTTCATAAAATTTTTGTTCTGGTTTCAAGGGAACTATGGCTGTCTATTCTGGATTGGTAGGAGCAATAATTACTTTGTTGTCTGCTGGTTTTAATACTACACGAATAGATTGTTGTCCAATTATATTTGACTCTTGAACTTCAATTCTTCTAATTTCTTCGAGATGTCCACCAACATGCATGTAGATAGTAGCATTAGAAATTGCGTTTCCTTTCTTGCCGTTAGTAAACTGATCTAAATATTCTTGTAGATGTTTAACAAACATAGTTGACTTTATAGGATAGTTCCCTTAAATTGTCAACATGGGAGTTCCAAAAAGATTAACAGAAATGCAACAACGCTTTGCTGAGTTCTTGGTATTCGGTGGACCCGAAGGACCAATGACTAAACGTGAAGCAGCTATAGCTGCAGGTTACAGTAAAGACAGAGCGATGAGAGAAGGATCAGAATTAACTAATCCAAAATATTCTCCACTTGTTGTAAAGTATATTGGTGAACTGAAAGAAGAAAGACTACGTAAGCATGAAGTAACTTACGAGGGACATATCGCAGAACTTGCTAGACTTCGTGAAGCTGCGTTGAAGAAAGGGTCTTTCTCTTCTGCTGTAAATGCTGAAGCCAATCGAGGCAAGGCAGCAGGATTATACATAGACAGAAAAATAATAAA